CTCAAAACTCTGGGTTTTGGCTGAAATACTTAATCCGCAAATAGTAGCTATTTCTTGAATTTGGCTTCGTTCAATAGTATCGTTAGGTGTTTTTACCCCATATATTTCAAAAAATGCACCAACTTGCATCAATACAACGGTTTGTTCTCCATACTTGGTTATATATTCGTCAGTATAATCAAAATATAAATTGTATATAGATTTATCTTTGGACATGATACTATTATTAAGTTAAATTATTTATATTATTATGTATAAATAATGTATAAAATTGATAATATTTGTTATAAAAATAATGTATCATCATAATATAACCAAAATGCAGCCATATAAAATGACATATACGGTAAGAGAATTTAATATAGAGCTTACAACGAATCCAAATGAATATGGATATTTCTGTGATCCAGGATTGGATATTGTAGAAAATGGTAATTTAAATAAATATATAAATAAAAATAGAATTAGGAATTATTCATTTAATAACCCAAACTATACAATTCATGAAAATGAAACCCCCCATTCAGGTGATGAGAATGATACAAAATACAATAAAGATAATGCCCATAAAGATACCTACATGGATACTATTATTTACAGTATTATTATTATTGGTACTGTAACAATTACTACTTATTTGGTGAATAATGGTATAATTTAATTGGTTTCAGTGTCATGTAAGAAATTGTATAACAAATTATCTGGGTTATGATTTTGTATTTCTCCACATATTAACATGGCTGTCTCATACATTTTTCGTAATACATCATTTGGTGTTACTGCACCTACCTTAATAAACCCGTGTTTAATTAAATACTTTCTAACTTCATATATAGGGGTTTGTTTCATAAGTAAAGTTTTTGTTGATATATTATTTCGTATGGTCTTATTGGAAACAAGTACAGAAACTTTTGGCATTATACTGGAACGTCCAGTTTTATAAGTTCGGCGTATTGTTTTCTTTTGTTTTTTTTTTCTGTATTTTAATTTATTTTTTTGCATATTCGCTAACTTAGTATCAATTAGTTGTTTTTGCATAGCTTTATTTACTAACTCATTTGAAGTATTGAGAACATTGGAAGTAGTTGTGGGTACATTATTATTACCCCCAGACATATCTGGCAGATCTTTTCGTGTTTGATTCATTAATGTACGATATGTTGGCAATAACCCATTTTTCAAACACCCATACTTTGGTGCAGGCTGTATATTTGGATTTATATTTACTACTGGGTCTGTTACTTTAGAACGAATACTATCAGAAATATTTGTTAAGTTATTTGTATTCAATATTGCTGGAACAGTATTAGTAGTAATTGAATTTATATGTGTTGGTGTTTGCTTGATAGTATGCTGCAAATGATTCGTTTTATTTTTAACAGTTTCTTTTAAATTATTAAAATAATCTGTTGCAACACTGAAATCATTATTAAAACTGGTCACATCCATTTTCTTAGGAAGCTCAGGGTTTGTTGTATCAAAAGTTTTTTTATATTTTTCGGCTTGATGTTGCCTCATCATATTTATAACAGAGCGTTTTTTTATTGATGCATTTTGTACAGGTTTTGTACGAGGTTTCATTTTAATCTTAGGTTCATCTGGTTTACTTAGTTTTTTCTTGCGTGTTTTATTATTTGAAAATGAAAACATATTTGGGTCAATAGCAAGTATTTTTTTATCACTCATTAAATCAACTTTGTATTTATAATATATCTACATCTTACGAAAAGAAAATGATAAGAAATACTTATTATTTTCCTAAATTAAAGTAGGAATGCCAACCAAAGGAATCGAACCTCCGTTTCACTCCCTCAATTGGAGTTACTCGTAACCAACGAAGGCCAATATAATATGATATTATTTATACTTCAAATTAAATATCTGGAGTTTTTATTAATGGAGATGGCATATCAATACTATCAATTAAAAGATCATCCCCATATGGTTCTTCACTGATGATTTCTTTGTTTACAAATAAATCTTGTGGATGTATCATACTAAGTGAATTTTTTCGTTGCCGTTTTGTACCATAGGGAGACATACCAACCGGATAATCATCAATAATCATAGTTTGTGTAGGTGAACTTGGCACTGGATAATCCTGAGTACCATATGTACCCATAATATCAAATTTTTCTTGTTCTGCTGCTGCTGTTTCTGCTGCTTCTGCTACTTCTAAATTATTTAAAATAATATCATTAGAATTTTGGTTTGTTTTTTTTATAGTTGTTTTTCTACGTTTAGTAATCTTATTATCTATATCAGGTCCCTCCTTCTTTTTGAGACGGTTTGCGCTAAGGCGATTACGTTCAACTTCTAGCCACTTATAATATATTTTTATAATCTGGTCTCTTGTAAGTTCTCTAACATCATTAAATTCTGCTTTATTATTTTGTGATAATGCGCGAAATATACTACCGGATGAAGCTTTAATATTATGATCTTTAATTAAATCAATTACACTTTCTTTATTTTTCTGGGTTTCAAGCCTCCCTTTCCTATGTTTTATTGTTTTATTTGGTGTTTGTTTCTCCTTAGTTCCTCCTTTTTTCTTAAATCTTTTTTTAGTCCTATTTTGTTTCATATATCATATATATAGATTTTAGATATAAATACTTTGCAAATAAGTAGGCACCGATTTTGATTTATTACTTGACACAAATTCATCATATCCTGTTTTAAGGTCATCCAGTGTAATTAACTTACGTAATTCTATATCTTTACCGTAGATACGTCGTCCATGACATATTTTCACACATGTTAACAAATGTTCCATATCTCTTCCATAGTGAACAAACTGTTTATAATTTCCAGAAAACCATTTACTTAATATATCTTGTTCTACTGATAGTTTCCAACTGATTTCATTGACTTTCTTTTTAAAAATAAGTAGAAGTTCAGGTGCAGTATATGGCTGCATTGCAAATTTCCAAATAAATCTTGATTCTAATCCTTTATTAGATTTAAAAAAAGTGTTTTGCAAATCATCTTCATACCCAGCAATAATAACCATTAAATCATTTTTATGGTCACTCAATAATTCACATAATGTATCCAAGCATTCCTTTGAAAAACTATCATTTCCATCAGGTGGTGCAAGTGAATATGCTTCATCTATGAATAAAACTCCACCAACACATTCATTGACAACTTTGGTTGTTTTTATTGCGGTTTGACCAAGATACCCAGCAATTAAATCCCCACGAGTAACCTTTTTAAATACGTTATTTTTTAAGATACCTACTTTTGAATATATTTTTCCAATTAACTTCGCTATTTCAGTTTTACCTGTACCAGGTTGACCATATAATACAGTATGTTTAAAATCCCCCCCTCCATCAATATCACCATCCAAATTTTGTATAAAATACAGCATTTGGTTTAATACAGAAGTCTTTATAGATTCCATACCAATCATATTATTTAAAATATTTAATTCGGTTTTAATATTATGCAAAGACTTCAAATCAATATTATATTCTATAGTAGGGTCATACTGATTTTCGTCAATAATTTGTAACAAATCGTTTATACAATTAACATCAGTTTTTATGTTAAGCTTTTTTGTTTTTTGAATTGGAATATCTGGTTTCATATTATTAACCACGGTATCAGTATCTGTCGTATCGATATAATTATATATATCTTCTGCATGTAAACCAATTGTATTACTATTCAAATAGTATTGATTAATATTACCGATTAATTTTTTATAATGAGACGAGGATACATCAATTTTATTGGAATAATTATCCAAATACGTAAGAAATTTTGTTGATTTATACATAATAATTATAAAATATAAAAGCATCTTTTTAATTACATTCATAATAATAACTTTTCAAAAAATTGAAATAAACTATTGTCAAATTCTTTGTTCAAATTGCAACTAATCATGTCATTAGAAATGAAAGCAGTATCTCAAGATACAAATCCTGATGTAGTACCAGCAACGGTACCCCGTAAATTAAAAATACGTAAACCGCGTGAAAATCACGAAACTGGTATTATTAAGTCCATTATTGATACTGAAGCGAAGATAGAAACGCAAACAAAGGAGATTCAAGATAAAATGGATAGTACTGAGAAAGATATTTTGGAACATCTTGGTGAATATACGGAAGAACCGTATCAAATCATTGAATCCTATTTTGAAGGGAAGCATTTGGACCGTTTAGTTCGTCACCAAATTGAATCATACAACAACTTTGTAAATTATCAAATCCAACGTACAATTGATATGTTTAATCCAGTAAAAATACACTCAGAGAATGATTATATAGAGGAAAAGCAAATGTATATGTTAGAGTGTTCCATTCAATTCAATAATTTTAAATTATACCCTCCTCAAATTCATGAAAATAATGGAGCAACAAAAATTATGTTACCTCAAGAAGCTAAATTACGAAATTTTACATATGCATCTACAATGACAATTGATATTGATATTGAGTATACGGTTCGTAATACCGAATGTATGAACACACCTCGTGTAATCAAGAAAACAATTCCTAAGATTAATATTGGAAAGATGCCAATTATGTTAAAATCATCCATTTGTGTATTGAACCAGAATAATAATTTCACCAATTCTCAATTAACGGGAGAATGTATTATGGATTCTGGTGGATATTTTATTATTAAGGGATCAGAAAAAACTGTAATTGGTCAGGAACGTGCTGCAGAAAACCGTATATATTGTTTTGATGTTAAAAAGAATTCAACAAAATGGTTATGGTCAGCTGAAATAAAATCGGTACCAGATTTCAAATGCATATCACCAAAACAGGTACAAATGATGATTTCTGCCAAAAACAATGGTTTTGGTCACGGTATATTTGTTAATATTCCTCGTGTTAAACAACCGATTGAATTATTTATCTTATTCAGGGCGTTTGGTATTACTACGGATAAGGATATTTGTAAACATATTATATTAGACATTAACAATGATGAAACGAAAGTTATGTTACAACATCTCCAAGCGTCTATAATTGATGCAAACGAATATTTAACACAGGAAGATGCTATACAATATATTACTAATTATGCTATATATACTCCAATTAACATGGACAGAGAAACTGGTATCCAAAAAAAACGCGAGTTTACATTAGATATTATTGAAAATGATATATTTCCACACTGTAAAACAAAGTCACAAAAAATATTCTTAATTGGTTATATGACCGCCAAACTACTTAGTGCAAGCTTAGGATGGAGAGATGCAGATGATAGAGATTCTTATTTAAACAAGCGAATTGAACTAACTGGTACATTATTAAATAACTTGTTCCGTAATTATTTCAATAAATTAGTGAAAGAAATGCAAAAACAAATTGTTCGTGAAATTAATACAGGTTCATGGCGTTCAAGTGAAGATTATGGCAATATTGTTAATCAGACAAATATTTACAAAATTATGAAATCAACAACAATTGAGAATGGAATTAATCGGGCATTATCAACAGGTGATTTCAGTATTAAACAGTCAAACAGTAGTAAAGTTGGTGTTGCACAAGTACTTAGTCGTCTTACATATGCATCCAGTCTGAGTCATTTACGCCGTATAAATACTCCACTTGAGAAAAGCGGCGAGCTTATCGCTCCTCGTAAATTACATAATACCATTTGGGGCTTTTTATGTCCAGCGGAAACACCAGAAGGTCAATCTATTGGAATTGTGAAAAACATTAGTTATATGGCACACTTGACCATTTCTACAAATAGTTCTGCATTGTATGACTATATTCAACCATACATTATTACATTGGATACTATCCAAGATACGACGGAATTGTATAAATCTGTTAAGGTATTCATTAATGGTGCATGGCAAGGCATTACCAATACACCCACTGAACTATATAATGATTTGAAAATGAAAAAATATACTGGAATTATTAATATTTATACATCTATTGTCTTTGATTATAAAGAGATGGAAATCCGTATTTGTAATGATGGCGGTAGATTAACCCGCCCAGTTTTACGTGTTAAAAATAACAAGGCTATTATTACTGCTGATATAATTAAAAAATTAGTTGATAAGAATTTAACATGGAATGATTTGTTAACTAATTGTAATATTGATGAATCTGTTATTGAATATATTGACCCAGAAGAACAAAATTATGCTATGATTGCAATGAAAGCCAAGAATTCATATCTACAAAAGTCGTCACATTTCAATTATACTCATTGTGAAATTCATCCAAGTACTATTTTTGGAGTATTGGCTTCATGTGTACCCTTTCCCGACCATAATCAAGCACCCAGAAACACCTACCAATGTTTAGACCCTAAAGAAGAGGTTTGGATGGCATCTGGAATTAAAAAACCGATTGGAGAAATAACAATTGGTGAAAAGGTGTTATCATTTAATCCTACAAATATGGATATTACTACTACGACTGTTTGTAATCATTTTATCCGTAAAAATGAATATCCTATTTATAAATTAACCACTATTAGTGGTCGTACCATAATTGCAACCGAAGACCATAAATTTATGACAGACCAAGGTTGGAAAACGGTCATGGATATGATTTATAATAATCAGTTGAAAATAGGTATTTGTATGACTAATTATACGAATAATGTTGTAAATATGAAGGATAAGCAAGTAATCATTACTGAAGATACATTTATTGATAAAATGCGGGATTTAAATATCGACGAAACCGCTAACCGAAAGGTCAATAAAATACAAAATTATATGATTCACTTGAAAAATAATAATTTATTGCCCCTTTATGACAATAATGATAAATTATGTGTATTGTCAAGAATTATTGGATTCCTATATGCCGACGGTTCTATCAATATATATGAAAAAAATAAAAATAATAAATATAAATATAAAGAATTTCAATGCTCTTTTGATTTTGGACAAATGAACGATGCGGTTCAGTTTAATAATGATGTAATTACATGCGGGTTTAACCCTTCAAAAATTATTTATGGTACACGTACATTTACTCCTACAGATAGCGACCGTTCACAAACTCATAGTACATTTTCGTGTACATATAATGGGTGTTTTCCTGCATTCTTAATATCATTAGGTACTTCTTATGGAAAAAAAACAACAACACTTCGTAATAGTATTCCTGAATGGATTATGAAGACACCCGAATATGGTAAACATTTTATGAAGGGATTTCAAGGAGGGGACGGTTGTAAAATATCTTGGTTTAAAACGGTTGATTCCAGAAAACAAGACCCTATTACATACATTATTCGTACTGCCAAAACCAGCCAACAAGTTCATCCCGAATATAAAGAGCAGCTTATTAAGTTTATGGAACAATGTCAGCAAATTTTACATCAAAATGGTATTAAAACTACCAATAATATTAACGAAAAGCAAATTTCAGATACTCGTGTTTGTATATCTTATTCCATATCAAGTAATCATGATAATTTAATTCATTATTTTGACACGATTGGATATGCATATGCTTTAACCAAAAATAATCAATCATTTCAAATTATTGAATACCTTAAATCAAAAAGAATACATACAAATAAATACATAGAGTTTGATGAATGGCAAACTAATGTTATTGAGCACTCTAACTTTCTATTTGTACCAATAATGTCTATTACAAGGGAACCAGATGGACTAATTTCTGATATTGAGGTAGATAGTGAAAACCATTCGTTTATTGCGTCACAATTTGCGAGTAGTAATTGTGCAATGGGTAAGCAAGCTATGGGTGTATATGCTACCAATTATGACAAGCGGATGGATAAAACTGCCTATGTACTCAATTATCCAACTCGTCCATTGGTGGACACGCGAATTATGAACTTTCTACACCTTAACAAGATTCCATCTGGTACACAAATTCATGTTGCTATTATGACACATACTGGATATAATCAAGAAGATAGTGTATTGATTAATAAAGCTTCTATTGACCGTGGATTATTCTTAGCTACTATTTATCATACAGAAAAAGATGAAGATAAAAATATTATTCGTGATGAAATTATACGTTGTAAACCAGACCCTTCTAAAACAAAGGGTATTAAATTTGGAAATTATGACAAACTCAATGCAGATGGTTTTATTCCTGTGAATGAACGTGTAGAAAACAGAGATGTTATTATTGCAAAAATTGTACCTATCAAAGAAAATCGTAATGACCCTACAAAGGTTATTAAATATGAAGACCAAAGTAAAACATTTCGTACTACAGAAGATACTTATATTGACAAAAATTTCACAGGACGTAATGGTGATGGTTATAATTTTGCCAAGGTTCGCACCAGAGTCTTGCGTAAACCTACATTTGGTGATAAGTTTTCAAGTCGTCATGGACAAAAGGGTACTGCTGGTAACATTATTCCTGAGTGTGATATGCCATTTACAAAGTCTGGACTACGTCCTGATATTATTATTAATCCACATGCTATTCCATCCAGAATGACCATTGGACAACTGAAAGAAACTTTACTTGGAAAGGTTCTTCTTGAATTGGGAATGTTTGGAGACGGTACCAGTTTTGGAAACTTAGATGTCAAGACTATTGCCGCAGAACTATTAAATCTTGGTTATGAAAGTTATGGCAATGAACTCATGTATAATGGTCTTACTGGCGAACAAATTGAAACCAATATATTCCTTGGTCCTGTATTTTATCAGCGACTCAAACACATGGTATCAGATAAACAACATAGCCGTTCTATTGGTCCAATGGTTAATCTTACAAGACAACCTGCTGAGGGTAGAAGTCGTGATGGTGGTTTCCGTATTGGAGAAATGGAAAGAGATGTTATGATTGCACACGGTATGACCAGATTCTGTAAAGAACGTATGTATGACGTTTCCGACAAGTACAATGTGCATGTATGTAAAAAATGTGGAATGATTGCGTCCTATAATGATGGCAAGAAAAGTAAACTTCACACCAGCGGTAACTTCTCTATTCATTTGTGTAAAACATGTGATAATCGTACCGACTTCGCGAAGGTTGATATTCCCTATGCATACAAACTTATGTCACAAGAATTACAAACTATCAATATCGTTCCTCGTATCATTACCGAGTAATTCGATAATATTTATTTATATCATAATTTAATGACACTCCACATTGTAATAATAATGATGATGATTTATTATAAATATTATGAAATAACTCATTAAACGTGTTTGAATCATTTATCAATTTTAAATTTAAATTGAAATAAGGGTATCCAGGTATATTTTCACTTGCCCACCCATAATCAATTAAATAGATTTTTTCATCCTTCAATGCAAAATTATCAGGTTTTATATCATTGTGGTAAATATTTTCATACTCTAATATTTCATGAATATTAATAATTTGTTCTTTCCAATCATGTGGTAAATTATCATTATTTATCATTTCACCACAATTACTTAATAATAATGAGTTCTCATTACTATCAATTATTTTCGGCGAAATATCATATTCTTCCAATACGGTTAGACATTTCTTCTCACTATTATAATGATTTGTATTATTGACAGTAAATGGACTTCTTTCATCATATTCCTTTTCTTTATACATATCATATGTTTTTCTATAAACTTCTAATTTATAATTGTGTACTTCTGCCCCACCAGAATCAATAACATCACTTTGATTAAAAAATTCTAATATTTTGAACATATATACTTTATTATGTTTTCTTTTTATTATATATTTTATCAACAATATATAATTACATGTGTTACCGGGTTACTTCCAATAACTCAAACAAATTATCTTTAACCCCCTGCAATACAGGTTCTATTTCATGAAAATATATTTGGATTTGTTTTGAACGCACAACCATATATTCATTCATTTTTTCATACAATGTTAAGTCTTGATTTAATGTTACTGATGTATAGATAGCATTATATTCATTCATCATAGTTATTAATCGTTCAACATTACTTCTATGTTCCATATACAACTCATTTATATCCAGTATATTTGTCAACTCATCTACAGTATCTTGATATTTGTTTGCATTCTTTATTATTTTTTCATAACATCGTTTATATTTTTCATCAATAAATATAATATCTTTCATGGTAAATTCGGGTGCTTTCACTTCTCCTATATTATTTTCTATATCACGGTTCAAATTACATTCATATAAATAATATTTTATTTCATCATCATCATCATCATCATCATCGTCATCATATTGATACATTTCTTTAAATAATTGACTAATAGATTATTAACAATAAGTTTATTTTTCTAATTTAATTTACATATAGAGAATAAAATACAAACTAAATGGACGATTCTAATACTCCAAAAGTAAATGATAATAGTGAAATTAATGATATACGCACTCCAGCTCAATTCAAAGGTGTATCATTTTCAAAATATAAAAAAACTGAAGTTAGAAAACAACTTATTGAGAACCTAAAGAAAGGACGAATTGAACCAGCATGCTATTGGTGTGCTGAATTAATATGTGGTGGTCATTTTATGGAG